AAGTGGAAAGAAGAAACAATTAAGAACACGTCACCGCGACAGTTCGCACAGGAATTCGAGTGTGACTTTCTCGGTTCTGCGGATACTCTAATCAATCCGTCAAAACTTCAAACTATTCCTTTCCATGATCCCATAGCAAGCAATGCAGGACTTGACGTTTACGAGAGAGCAGCGAAAGATCACGAATACATTGTTACTGTTGACGTTGCCCGAGGTATCGGTGGCGACTACAGTGCTTTTATCGTGTTTGATATCACCACGATGCCGTATAAGATCGTTGCGAAGTACAGAAATAATGAGATTAAACCTGTATTGTTTCCCTCAGTAATCTTTCAGGTTTGCAAAGAATACAATAATCCATACGTTCTGGTAGAGGTCAATGATATTGGCGATAGTATTGCTGCTACTCTTAACTACGATTTGGAATATCCTAATGTCCTTATGTGCGCTATGCGCGGCAGAGCAGGACAAGTCGTCGGACAAGGATTCTCAGGATCAAAGACACAACTAGGTGTCAAGATGAGTGTGACTGTTAAGAAGATTGGTTGCGCTAACCTCAAAGCAATTATTGAGGAAGATAAGTTATTGTTCAATGACTTTCAGATCTTCCAAGAACTTACCACGTTTGTGCAGAAGAAACAAGCATGGGAAGCAGACGAAGGATACCATGATGACCTTGTGATGTGTATGGTTCTCTTTGCATGGTTAGTCATGCAGGAATACTTCAAAGAGATGACCGACCAGGACATTCGTAGGAGAATTTACGAAGAGCAGAGAAATCAAATCGAACAAGACATGGCACCGTTTGGTTTCATTGATGATGGTATGGGAGATGATACATTCATGGACGGCGATGGTGACCTATGGGCTTATGGAGATAAGCAAGAAGAAGTTGGATACATGTGGAACTACTAATGGATATTGGTGATCAGTTCAGTCTAGAACACTTACTTTTTAAGGAAAGAGTCTGCCGCATATGCGGTCAAAAGAAAGTTCTGATCGAAGACTATTACCTGACAAGAAAAAACAAGAGAGGTTTGCCTTCAGCGTATTCATACGAATGCAAAGACTGCACCGTCAAAAGGGTTATGGACACTAGAAAAAAGAAAGATCCATTTGCCGACTGGGGTTATCCAGACTGGTAGTTCACGCACAGTTTCCCCGTTTGAAACATCCAAAAATCTAAATAGATTTAGATAAATTTTGGAATATCTACGAGGTAAAAACATGGCAAGTCAAGTCTCGCCTGGTGTTATCATTAAAGAACGTGACCTTTCTAATGCTGTTATCGTCGGTGATGTAGCTGTAACTGCTGCATTTGCATCGACATTCAAGAAAGGACCCATCGGTCAAATCGTAAACATCTCTTCTGAGAGAGAACTAATCGATACCTTTGGTGGTCCTGGAGAAGATAACGCTGCTGATTGGTTGGTAGCATCAGAATACTTAGGATACGGTGGCAGACTTGCCGTCGTAAGAGCAACTACAGGAGTCCTAAACGCAGCTGTTTCTGGCAGCGGTGTTCTCATCGAAACAAAAGAAGATTTTGATGCGGGCGCAACATCTGAAGTATTAGCAGCACGCTATGCTGGTACAGAAGGTAACTACTATCGTGTAGTTATTGTTGACCGTGGTGCTGATGAGATCGCAACCGCTACTGCTCACGGTCTAGCAGTTGGCGCAACATACAACGATGGCACCAATGACCACGAGGTCTACGCAGTCATCGATGCTAACACAATTGCAATCATCAACACCGATGGCGTTAAGGCATCTACAAACGGTATCACTACCACCCCTTGGTACAACAACACTTCGATCGCAAGCACTGGTCTAAAACTCAGCGCAATCGGTCCTCGCCCAGGTACATCTGCATTCGCTGCAGAAAATCACCTGAGCTATGACGAAGTACACGTTGCAGTTATCGACGAGAGAACCAACGCTGTAGTTGAGAAGTTCCTTTATGCTTCTAAACTAAGCGACGCTGTAACTCCAGAAGGTGCATCCAACTACTGGAGAGATAGAGTCAACCTAGAGTCTGGTTTCATCTACTCTGGTGCTGAGCAAAGTGCAAACCTACAAAGCACAGGTAATGCATGGGGCAGTGCTGCTGCTTCTTACGCTGCAACCGCTGCTGCTCCAGAACTAATGAAAGTTATTCTTCCTTCTGGTTCTGGTAACGACTTCGGTGGATACCTCCTCTCTGGTGGTACTGACGATTATGCATACACCGCTGGTGAAATCACCACTGCTTACAACCTCTTCCAAGATACAGAATCATCGGAAATCGACTTCGTAATCATGGGTGGTTCGATGGCAACAGAAGCTGACTCCAAGACAAAAGCAGGAGCAGTTATTGGTGTTGCAACCGCAAGACAAGATTGCGTCGCATTTGTTTCTCCTCACGTTGGCAACCAAGTTGCTTCTTCTGGTGGAGCACTAACTTCTACTCAGCAAAGAGATAACACACTAGGTTTCTTCGAGACTCTAGCATCAACTTCCTTTGCTGTATTTGACAGTGGTATCAAGTATACCTACGACCGCTTCAATGACAAGTACCGCTACATCGGTTGTAACGGTGATATCGCTGGTCTCTGTGTAAGAACATCTGCAACTGTAGATGACTGGATTTCTCCTGCTGGTCTAAACCGTGGCGGTCTCCGCAACGTTGTAAAACTAGCATACAATCCTAACAAAGCAGACAGAGACGAACTCTACCAGTCTAGAATCAACCCAGTTGTTGCATTCCCTGGTTCTGGTCCTGTACTATTTGGTGACAAGACCGCACTTGCATCTCCTTCTGCATTCGACAGAATCAACGTTCGTCGTCTATTCCTCAATATTCAGAAGAGAGCATCTGCACTCGGCAAGCAAGTCTTGTTCGAGCAAAATGATGAAATCACAAGAGGCGCATTTGCTTCTTCGATGACATCTTACCTCTCCTCCATTCAGGCACGCAGAGGTCTAACTGACTATCTCGTTGTTTGTGATACGTCTAATAACACACCTACCGTTATTGACTCTAATGAGTTTGTTGCTGAGTTATACCTCAAGCCAACACGTTCCATTAACTTTGTAACTGTTACTCTAACAGCGACGAGAACTGGAGTCTCCTTCAGTGAAGTCATTGGTAGATAATTAGTAGTATAGCAAAACATTAAAGAGGTAAAATCAAATGCCATTACCAAGCAGCATTAACGGTTTCCTAGCTAACATTGGACAGGGCGTCAAGCCCAACATGTTTGAAGTGGAAATCTTGTTCCCAGATGGTCAAAGTGACCAAACAGTAAACCTTCTCTGTAAGTCCACCGCACTCCCAGGGTCTTCCCTGGGAAGCATCGACGTTCCTTTCCGTGGCAGAACTGTAAAAATCGTAGGTGACAGAACCTTCGATAACTGGTCTGCAACTTTCTTCAATGATAAGGAAATGAAGATCCGCTCCAAGTTTGAAGCTTGGATGCAGCAGATGAATACCCATGAGGGCAATACCGCACCACTATTCTTACCAGAAACTGGTGGTGGTGATGGTTACATGCAAACTCTCAAGGTAAAACAACTTGAGAAGAATGCTACAACTCCTGGTGGAACCGAGCTCAGAACATATACGCTCTGGCACGCTTTCCCAATCAGCATTTCCCAGATTGATCTTGCTTATGATAGCAACGATCAGATTGAGGAATTCTCCGTTGAATTCCAAATGTCTTACTGGACTGTTGATGAGGGTGGAGTATCTGGCACAACTATCGCCTAAAAATCAACGTATTTCTAGTTTCATAAATAACTAGAAGCACGTTAGTTTTGAAAAGGTAGTCATGAGTCAGTTATTTGGCTTCCAGATTAATCGCAAGGAGGGTCAGAAGGGTCAGTCCCCTGTCCCTCCTAATGCTGATGAGGCAATTGCTGTAGCAGCAGGCGGATATTATGGAACGTATGTAGACACGGATAATCAAGCTCGTAATGAGTTTGAGATGATCCGTCGTTATCGCGATATGGCACTACACCCCGAGGTAGATAGTGCAGTTGACGAAGTTGTCAATGAATTTGTTGTGAGTGATGCTCACGACACTCCAGTAGAACTAAACTTAGATAATCTAGAAGTTGGTGCTGGTGTAAGAAACAAAATTCGCAAAGAGTTTGAGTATATCAAACGTCTGTTAAATTTTGACAACCGCGCTCATGAGATCGTGCGTAGTTGGTACATTGATGGAAGGTTATTTTATCATAAAGTAATCGATCTCGATAACCCAAAGAAAGGTATTACGGAACTTCGTTATATTGATCCAATGAAGATCAAGAAGGTCCGTCAAAAAATTGACAATACACCGAAAGATTCTCTAGCACGCCAAGCAATCAAAGGCACGGCACTTGAGTATGAATACGGAACGTTTGTTGATTACTATTTGTACAATCCAAAAGGATTCTATAAAGGTGGCAACCTAGGACCAGTTGGCGATATGTCACTGTCCCAAGGTGTAAAGATGGCAGTAGATTCTATTACATTCTGTCCATCAGGTCTACAAGATTTAAACAAAAGAATGACTCTTGGTTTCCTTCATAAGGCAATCAAGTCTCTCAATCAACTAAGAATGATTGAAGATTCACTTGTTATCTACAGACTATCACGCGCACCCGAACGTAGAATTTTCTACATTGATGTTGGTAATCTACCTAAAGTAAAGGCAGAACAATACCTACGCGATGTTATGAGTCGCTATCGTAACAAGCTAGTGTATGACGCAAACACTGGTGAGATGCGTGACGACAAAA